AAGGAAACCCACTGGGACAAGATCGTCGATGGCGAGGTGACCACGCGGCACGATCAGGCCCTGCAGCGCATCACCTTCTCGTATGAGCCGAGCACCGGCGCCCTGTCGGTGTTCTGCGACGACTGGAATACTCGTCAGGAACTCGCCAAAGCCCTGCGCGACGTGGTGCTGGCCAGCGACACCGAAATCGCCGAGATGCCGCTGCGCGAGTTCAATCTGAAGGCTTTCAGCAGCGCAGAGGTGTTCGACATCCTCAAGCCCTAACCCGGCGATGGCATCGAGCGCATCAGCATCACCCTCATCAAGGTGGCCAAGCGCCTCGAACAACAGGGCGAAAACGGCACGCTGGAAGTCACGAGCGGCATGACCATCCACCGCGACCGGCGTGACCAGCGCGATGTCTATCGGGTGGCCCGGGAAGACTACAAACAGAACGATCTCAGCGGGTTTGACTTGGTGCAGGTCAAGCTGGTGCTGCGCATGGCCAAACAGAAGGACCGTCGCGCCCACAACATCGTCGTGCAGATCACCGCGCCCAACGGCCTGAACGACAACGCCAAGACCGAGGATGAACGCCAGCTGGTGATGCGCCTGTTGAAACGCTGGAACATTGTCACCGAGTTCTGAGGAGGCCGCCGATGCTGACAGAGACACTGCAACGGTTGGAGCGTTTGGATGGGATGGACAGCACGCTGTTCGGCAGAGATCCGTTGAGCTTTGGCCGCTTGCTGCTGGACAGGGGTTGGATCGCCGGCATTGGCTACTTCAGCCGGATCGATGTCGAGGTGATGGACGACATGTTTGAAGAGGTCGAGGTCACGGTCGATGAAGCGGCTGGCCGCTACACCTACCCGCACCCATTCCGGCGAAAGGTGATCCTGAGCGGTTCCTTGCACGAGGTCACCCGCTACCGCTTCCAGCGCGAGCCCTTCTTTGACCACCTGGCCACCCTGCTGGGCATTGAGCCCCGGTTTGCCAGTCGCCGGCGTTGCCTGGTCGAGCACCACCTCTGGTATCTGGGTGACCTCCGTGTCGGTAACCGCCACGTCTCCGCGCCTGTCTTCTTCGGGCGACGGCTCAAGGATGCACCCGATGAGCAGATCACCTCGGCCTTGTCCGACCCGGCGTTCGGCACGGGTGGCGTAGTGCTGGCACTGAAAGATCCGAAGCTGGTGTTGCCCAGCGGCCACCAGGTGCGCGCCGTCAAGGATCTGCTGATCGTGGAGGACGGCGAGGAGCAGTTCGATCTGCCGGTGCTGGAGCGGATACTGGTAAGTCTGCTCGCCGCGCCTGAATTGGCCGAGCTGGTCATCGAATGCGCGCCGGACGGCTCCTGGCTTCGCGTGGGCGACCGAGAGTTACGCAACATCCGAGGGCAACAGCAGGACTTCGTGCTCACTATGCTCGATGCCTACAAGAAGGGCAACCGGCGGCCGAGAGTCGAATGGGCCTTCCGGGTCGCAGGCTACGGCGAGGGGACCTACGACCTGCGGCACATCACGCGCCGCAAGGAGTTCTTCGACTTTTTCGCCCGGGGAGGGGGCGAGTGTTGGATCGTCACTGATCCTGACTGTGCCTCAAGCCAAACCCGCAAAGTTTGAGCGTGGCAGCATCCAGCGGCCGGGTTGGCCGGGCAGTTCGATAAAACCGAAGTGCTGGTAGAACGCGGCCGTTTTGGGGGATTTGGCATCCACCACGATGGCAGCGACCGCCAGCGTTTCACTGGCGGCAGCAACCCGCTTGCACGCATCCACCAACAGGATCGAACCGAGTCCCTGACCGTGGAACTGCTGGCTCACGGCCAAGCGGCCGAGTAATGCGACCGGCACCGGGTAGCGCGGCAGTTTCTTGCGCCACTTCTCAGGCAGCGTGTCTGCCGCGACGCTGGCTGCGCTGAGCGTGTAGAAACCTGCCACCACCTGTGGCTGCTCAAGAGGATAGGCCACGAAAACCCGCGCCACACCCCGCTTGATGTCTTGGCTGGCATAGCGTTGCAGGTATTCGTCGAGCGCCAACTCTCCACACTTGAAATCAGCCGTCCGTGCGTCGGCGTCCAGCGGACGAATGGAATAAGCCATTTACTGCACGTGCTTGGCGTGGCGCGCAAACGCGCGCTGCAACGCCGGGTTGGCTGTGACCGGTGTATCCAGTGCATCCAGGAAAGCCGCGAAATCATCCTGAGACAAGGTGATGGCTTCGTGCGCCTGCACCACCGACTGCGCCTGCTCGACCGCGTTCCGAAGTACAAATTCAGACACGCTCATATGGGCATAGGCCGCAGCTTTGTCGAGCAAGCGGCGCATCTCCTGATCGCAGCGGATGTGTAGGCGGGTGTCTTTGGCAAGGGTTGACATGGCAGGCTCCTGATGTTTACACCGCTAATTGTGCGCCATTTGTGCGCACATAGTCAAGGTGGCTGCACCGCCCTGCACAGCCGACTTCCAATGTTCTTCCAATAAATGTCCCCTGCTGCTTCCAATACCGCATGACAAGAATGAGTAACTCCCTAACCACCAAGGAGTTGCGACATGCAAACCCATTCTTCGGCCCTCGCGGCCACCCTACAACCGACTGCCACCGTCCTCGACATCGGCAGTCTTCCCCTCCAACTCGAAGACCTCACCCGGGAGCGCATCAAGGCGCTGCCCAAGCCGGCGCTGCAGGAACTCTCCGTCCTGCTCGCCGAAATGGACCGTGGCATTGGCCACGCCCGTGAGCAGCTGACCGCCGCGCTCGATGACCTCTACGGCGACGCTGCCCGTGCGCAGCTGCTTGACGCCGGCAAGGACACCGGTACCACCCACCTGACCGACGGCGATTTGGCTGTCACGGTCGAGATTAAGAAATCGGTGTCCTGGGATCAGGATGAACTGGCCACCATCGCGCAGCGCATCGCCAGCAACGGCGACGACCCGGCGGAATACATCGACGTGAAGTATTCGGTCTCCGAGCGCAAGTTCGCCGCCTGGCCCGAAACCCTGCGTCGCCCCTTCGAGACTGCCCGCACCCTCAAACCCGCCAAGCCGGCCTTCCGCCTGGCACTCGTTGGGGAGGGCAAGTGATGGCACTCCCGATCATCAGCGCTGATCAGCGCTTGTCAGAAAAACGCTGCGCCAAGGTCGCCCTCGTGGGCGTGCCGGGTGCGGGTAAGACCTCCCAGATCCGCACGCTCGATGCCGAGCGCACCTTGTTGGTGGACACCGAGGCCGGCGATCTGTCGATCCTCGACTGGGCGGGCGACACCCTTCGCCCGCGCACCTGGCCGGAGTTCAAGGACCTGGTGGTGTTCCTCGCCGGGCCAAGCCCGAGCGCCTCGCCCGAGCAGGCGTTCTCGCAGGCGCATTTCGACCACGTCTGCCAGAAGTACGGCGATCCGGCGCAGCTCGCCAAGTACGACACCTACTTCGTCGATTCCTTGACCGTGCTCTCGCGGATGTGTCTGGCCTGGTGCAAGACCCAGCCAGCGGCCTTCTCTGAAAAAACCGGCAAGCCCGACACCCGCGGCTACGGCCTCTTGGGCACCGAGATGATCGGCGCGCTCACGCACCTGCAGCACGTGCGCGACAAGCACGTCATCTACGTCTGCATCCTCGAGGAGAAGCTGGATGACTTCAACCGGCGCATCTACCGGCTGCAGCTTGAGGGCGCCAAGACCTCGGCCGAGCTGCCGGGCGTGCTCGATGAAGTCATCACGCTGGCCATCCTGAAGGCCGACGACGGCACGGCGTACCGCGCTTTCGTGACCGGTGCAGACAACGCCTGGGGCTTCCCGAGCAATGACCGCAGCGGCCGGCTCGACCCCATCGAAGAACCCCACCTCGGAAAGCTCATCGCCAAGTGCCTCGGTCGCGACGCCGTTGCTGCGCACGTCACCGCTTTCCCGAACGCCACCCCCGAATTCCATGCATCCCAGGAGTAACCCACCATGTCCAACTGGAACGATTTCAACGACGCTGAACAGCAGCAGTCTTTCGACCGCATCCCCCGCAACACGGCGGCCAAGCTGCGCCTGACCATCAAGCCCGGTGGCTTTGATGACCCCAGCCAGGGCTGGACCGGCGGCTGGGCCACCCAGTCCTTCGGCACCGGGGCGGTGTACCTCGCCTGCGAGGGCGTGGTGATGGAGGGCCCGTTTGCCAAACGCAAGATCTGGTGGAACGTGGGTCTGCACAGTGCCGAGGGACCCACCTGGGGGAACATGGGTCGGACCTTCATCCGGGCAGCGCTCAACTCCGCGCGCTACATTCACCCAGCCGACAACAGCCCGCAGGCGCAGGCGGCTCGCCGCATCAGCGGCTTTGCCGACCTGGATGGCCTGGAGTTCGCCGCGCGCATCGACATCGAGAAGGATGGCCGAGGCGAGGACCGCAACACCATCAAGGCGGCCATTGAGCCGGACCACAAGGACTACGCCCTGGTCATGGGCGTGATGCCCAAGGGCTCTTCCGGAGGTGGCCAATCGGGTGCACCGGCAGCAGTCGCGGCCCCGAGCTATACGCCACCGGTTGCCCACACCACGTCATCGAGTCCTGCGTCTTCCACCGTCCCCAGCGGCAAGCCCGCCTGGGCGCAGTAAGGGAGGGCGTGACGATGATGAGCACACCCATCCTGACCACCAGCCACTACGGCGTGGTGCGTTTCGGTGACCTGGCGGTGGAAGCCGTGGTACTGGAAGACGGCACCCGGGGCTATGTGCAGCGCCAGTTGGCCACCGCCATCGGCCTGCACGAATCGCGCCGGGGCAGCCAACTCAAAACCTTGCTGTCCGATGTCGCCCCCGGCGCGGCAGAGGTCTTGCAGGAAAACGCCTGCAGCATCCGCTTGCCCTCGGGCCAGACCACCGCCTTTTTCCCGGCTGGGGTGATCAGCGAGGTCGCCTCGGGCGTGATCGATGCCGCTCTCGAAGGCCGTCTGCATCGCAAGCGCCAGCACCTGGTGCCCAACTGCCAGCGCATCCTCAAGGCCCTGGCCAAGACCGGTGAGGTTGCACTGATCGACGAGGCCACCGGTTACCAGTACCACCGTGCCCCCGATGCGCTGCAGGCCTTGATCTCGCGATTGCTGCGCCAGCGGGTGGCCAGCTGGGAGCGGCGCTTCAGCCCGGACTACTACCGAGCGCTGTTTCGTCTGTTCGGCTGGCATTACCAGGGCCATCAGCAGAACCCGCCAGCCGTGATCGGCCAGATCACGCTGCGCTGGGTGTACGACGTGATCATGCCCCGCGAAATCATCGAGGAGATCCGAAACCGCAAGCGCCTCTCAGACAAGGCGCACCAGTGGCTCTCCGAAGGCGGTCTCGCCCTCCTGGAAAAGCAGATCCACGCGGTGACCATGATCGCGCGCTCGTCGATGACCTACCGGGACTTCGACACCCGCTGCGCCACGGCGTTTGGCAGCCAGCCGCTGCAGATGACCCTCTTCATCGGGGCACTGGAGGGAGGGCAATGAATGGCCGGGCAGTGTTGGGCTTGCAAGCGGCAGGCCCGTGGCCTCGGCCACAGCGACAACCGCTTCAAGGTCGGCGAGGCACGCCGGTATCCGATGGACTGGGTCTTTTGCAGCCGCAAATGCCAGGACGCGTTTCACGCGCTCTACGGCCAGTGGCTGCGAACCGACCCCAGGCAGGAGGACGTGCTCATGGTTGATCCAACTGAATTCGAGCGCGCGGCGATGCGCGCCTGCCTGAGGTTCTTCGGCGAGGCGGCTGGCGAGATCGGTTTCGACGAACCGCTGGGCCAGTACAGCGAGGCCGAGGCCTTGCAGGTGATTGAGGCGATTGTCACCGGCTGGACGGAGGCCATGGCGGCGCACCACCAGCAGGCGAAGTATCCGCCGGTGCGGGGTATCGAGCCCTACGGGACACAGGCGCCGCATCTGGTGGCCAAGCTGGAGCCGGTACCTACGGCGTCCGCCTTCGATCCGGCCTATCCCTTCGCGGATCTGCAGGATGACCTGCCCTGGGAGACCGGAGAGGTGGTGGCAGCGCAGCCAGTCAAGCTTGGGAGGGCGAAGTGATGTTGGACTTCAATCATCGCCCCGCCTTCCACGAGCGGCTAACGCGCTTCATCGATGCCGCCTTGGATGCCGAACGTGCGGAACAGACCCCGCGCAACTACCTCGGCGCCTCCCGCCTGGGTGTGGCTTGCGAACGGGCGCTGCAGTACGAGTACGCCGGCGCGCCGGTCGATCCCGGCCGGGGTTTCTCAGGTCGCATCCTGCGGGTGTTCGAGGTTGGCCATGTGCTGGAAGACCTGGCCGTGCGCTGGCTGCGCATGGCGGGCTTCGAGCTGCACAACCAGAAGGCCAACGGCGGCCAGTTCGGCTTCTCGGTGGCGGGTGGCCGGATCAAGGGGCACATCGACGGGATCATCACGGAGGCACCGCCAGAACTGGGCCTGTCGTTCCCGATGCTCTTCGAGTGCAAAACCATGGCTGACAAGCACTGGAAGGCCTGCGCCAAGTCTGGCGTGGCGCTCACCAAGCCAGTCTATGCCGCGCAGATGGCGACCTACCAGGCCTACATGGAAAGCACGGTCGAAGGCATCAGCCGCAACCCGGCGCTCTTCACCGCCATCAACAAGGACACGCAGGAGCTTTGGTTCGAGTTGGTGCCCTTCGATGCCGCACTGGCGCAGAAGATGTCCGACCGGGCGGTGCGGGTGATCCAGGCGACTGAAGCTGGTGAGCTCTTGCCGCGCGCCTTCGCCGAGGCCAGCCACTTCGAGTGCAAGTTCTGCGGCTATGCGCAGCGTTGCTGGGGAGGTGCGCAATGAGCACACCTATCCAGTTTCAATGCAGGGCTGCGAGGGCTGCCTCGGGGGCTTTGTCGAGCACCTTAAGCAGTGCCTTGGCTGCGCCCGTAGGGCTGCGCTTTCCCTGTTCCCAGTTGCGTATGGTGTCAATGGATACATCAATGCATTGTGAGAACTCGGCTTGGCTTAGGCCAAGGCGCCGGCGCACTCGACGTGCATACCTTGCAGCATCTTGCATGGCCTCGGCTTCATCTTCTGCGATATGCCGTGCGATGTCCTCTTCAGTGGTGGCATCGACTCGGGCCTCGTCAATACGGCCAGAAGTTAGGAATGCAGGGTCGGCCGGATCAATCTTCATACGTACTGTCTTCATAACGTCTGATCTCCCGTTGATTGGCCTTGTGGGCCGAAATGATGCGAATGGTGCCGTCACGCGGTGTGTACGCGACCACATACAGACGCCCCTTGATCATGCCGGTCAGCCGAAAGCGCTCTTCATCATAGTCGCGCCGATCATCGATTGCGATGATTCGGTTTGGATCAAGGAAGGCCTTCGCTGCATAGGCAAAGTCAAACCCCCGCTTTTGCAAGCAGGCATCACTCTTGATCTCATCCCACTCGAAATTCATGCGGTGAGGATAGTTCATTGGGCCACTCCCGGCAAGTTGGGAGGTGCGCAATGAGCACAGCTTCCAAGCGCGCCAGCGCACGCAAGAGCTACCGCACCGAGTGGGTGGATCGCTGGACGCCACCCAAACCCCTGGTCGGGCTGCAGCCAATCGAGAAGGTGCTCAACCGGCACACTTTCCTGGTCTGCCCCGAAACGCGGCTGGTGGTAGCGATGATCGCCCGCGTCATTCACGACAGCCTCAGTCTTTCCAACCGGCGGATGCGGCGCGAGGCGAGGCGCTTTCTGCTCGGGGACGACCTCACGCTTTGGTGCGACCTGGTCGGGCTGCATCCGGACTTCGTGCGTTTCGTCGCCCGCAAGGCCGGCTACCTCGCCGACGAGAAGGCGCATTGGGAAAAAGTACCAGTGAGGGTGCCGATCAAGGTGCCGGTCCTGCCGCTACCGACTGAGCCGGTGGTCAGCGCCAGCAGCGCGCCCGTGCATTCCATCACCTGCCATGCCCACAACCATCTGCCACAGGGAGGACTGATCCATGCTTGATTTCAATTCGGTGCCGCCGGTGGCTACCCCCACTGGAGGTGATCTCAAGGCACAACGCGACGCCATCCGTGCCGATCTGCTGGCGCGGCTGGAATCAGT